TCCCTTCTAGCTGATGGTGGTAATAGTTCTGAGTTTTCAGGATCTATTGACACTGGTTCGTATATTTTAAACGCTGCTATTTCTGGCAGCATTTATGGAGGTGTGCCCAATAACAAAATCACTGCGTTTGCTGGTGAGTCTGCTACTGGTAAGACCTTCTTTGTTTTGGGTGTACTCAAGCAGTTCCTAGAAGATAACAAAGATGGTGGCGTTATCTACTTTGATACTGAGGCTGCTGTCACTAAGCAGATGATGGATGACCGTGGTATTGATACCAAGCGTGTTGTTATTTCTGAGCCTTCTTCGATTGAAGAGTTCCGTACCAATGCTACTCGTATTCTTACTACTTATATTGAGCAAGGTAAAGATGCTCCTCCAATGATGATGGTGCTTGATTCTCTTGGTATGCTGTCTTCTGCTAAAGAACTTGCCGATACTGAAGCTGGTAGTGAAAAACGTGATATGACCAAGTCGCAGTTACTGCGCGGAACATTCCGAGTTCTTTCGCTGAAGTTGGCTAAAGCTAATGTACCGCTTTTAGTTACCAACCACGTCTATGATGTTATTGGTGCGTATATTCCTACCAAAGAAATCAGTGGTGGTAGTGGTTTGAAGTATGCTGCTTCTTCGATTGCTATGCTTGGTAAGAAGAAAGATAAAGACGGCACTGACGTTATCGGTAATATCATTAAGGTAACAATGCATAAGTCTCGGTTCACTAAAGAGCAGAAAAAGATTGAGGTTAAGCTGTCATACGACACTGGACTTGACCGCTACTATGGTTTGCTTGACCTTGCTGAGAAGTATGACATCATTAAGAAAGTGTCAACCCGATACGAGTTGCCTGATGGTCGTAAAGTATTCGGCAAGGCAATCAACAGTAATCCGACTGAATATTTTACCGATGATATTATGGCTCAACTCGAAGTAGCTGCCGCCAAAGAGTTTAAGTATGGGCAAGTCGGTATTGATGAAGTTGTTGAAGAGGAAGTGCCTGATGCCAGTTAAATATGATCTCGTTATGGACGAAGAAGCCTATCACGACGAGCATTGGTCAATCAAAATATTGGAAGGCGATTTAGAGGGAGTCGTCTTCCAGTATGATACCGTTAAGTTTAGGGAAGAAGAAGGAGTTGACGGTGCTGTCTTAGACTTTGATATTTTGTATATTGAAGGCGAAGAAAAGGCAGCGGCACATGATGGAGCTGACCAAATATTTGGTGACATCCTGGTCGGGATTATTGAAGAAAATTTGAGAGAGATGGCAAAAGATGGCAACGGAAACAGTAATACTGAAGCACCTGCTAAATGATGAGAATTATGCGAGACGAACACTCCCATACCTGAAAGCAGAATATTTTAGCGACCGTATCGAAAAGACGGTCTATGAGCAAATCGACAAGTTTGTAGATAAGTACAACACCCTTCCGACTAAGGAAGCGTTGTCGATAGAGTTAGATGGATCTAGCACTCTCAATGATAAGGAGTTTGGTGATTGCGTTGACTATATAGGACAACTTGTCGTCGACCAGCCTGAAGATGATGACTGGTTGATCACAACAACTGAAAAGTTCTGTCAAGAAAAAGCTGTCTATAATGCTATCATGGACAGTATCTCTATCCTAGATTCTTCTGGTGATGAGGCGAGAGATAAAGGCTCGATCCCCGACTTATTGTCTGATGCGTTGAGCGTTTCTTTCGACCCGAACATTGGGCACGATTTCCTAGAAGATGCCGATGCTCGTTATGAATTTTATCACCGTAAAGAAGAGCGCGTGCCGTTCGATCTTGAATACTTTAATAAAATCACGCAGGGCGGTTTACCGCGCAAGTCTCTGAACATATTGATGGCTGGTACAGGTGCTGGTAAATCTTTGGCTATGTGTCACATGGCTTCAGCCAATTTGATGGACGGTAAGAACGTTCTTTATATCACTATGGAGATGGCTGAGGAAAAGATCTCTGAGCGTATTGACGCCAACCTTTTGAATGTTACACTAGATTCCTTGAAGAACTTATCTAAGGATATGTACACTAAAAAGATTGAACGAGTTAAAGGTAAGACAGCCGGAAAGTTGGTGGTGAAAGAATATCCAACTGCCTCTGCTGGGGTCGGGCACTTCCGTCATCTGTTGAATGAGATGAAACTGAAGAAGTCTTTCATACCTGATATCATTTATATTGATTATCTCAATATCTGTATGTCTTCCCGTATGAAGGCTGGATCTAATGTTAACTCATACACCTTGATTAAGGCGATTGCCGAAGAGATTCGTGGTCTGGCTGTCGAGAAAAATGTGCCAATCGTTTCGGCCACTCAAACTACTCGAAGCGGATATGGCAGCAGCGACATCGACCTGACCGATACGTCTGAGTCATTTGGCCTGCCAGCTACAGCTGACTTCATGGCTGCGCTTATTGTTACTGAAGAACTTGACGAGCTTGGTCAGATTATGGTCAAACAGTTGAAGAACCGATATGGTGACCCGAGTACACATAAGAGGTTTATGGTTGGTATTGATCGCGCCAAGATGAGGCTGTTCGATGTCGAGCAGACAGCTCAAGAAGATGTAGTTGACAGTGGACCTGTGTTTGACAATACCTCATACGGTAAGCGCATGAAGGAAGATGACTCTATGCAATGGATGACCAAGAAAGCTGGAAGGCGCGACTTCAGCGGTTTAAGGTAAAGGGATAATATACGCGCTCCCTCTCTCACTCTCTCAAGCGTGTATATTGCCTCTCGACCTGAGCAAGTCATTAAACTGCTTTACATTTCTTATAAATAGAGTTATAATTTAACTTCAATATCAATTAAGGGATCCCTGTGTACAGATTCAATGAATACCTGACAGAAGCCACAAAACAGTGGTTGGGGTTTGAGCATCTCCCTTCTTCTATGAACCCAGAGCTGAAGCGGTTCTTGAACAGGTTGGAGAAGGTTGTTGATTCTGAGGTTGTGTACATTGAACCGAAATATGACTTTAAGAAAGCTGCTTCTAGATTGGTTATCAAAATTACTGATAAAGCAGCGATCCCCAAAATAGCTGCAAATAAAAATATATCCGGATATGGGTTCTCACCGTCAGGAGACAAATACGTTTCCTCTAAGCTGGTCAATGTTGCTTTGACACCATCTGGTGGCGTTCGCGGGACTGGTAAGTTGCCGAGGAAAGGTGAGGCTGTAACTATCCCATCTACAGCCGAACAAGAAAGCGGAACTATAGCATATTTCACAGCCGCATTTAAGAGAAAGAAAACTGATCTCAAGAAGATATCCGACGAAGTTGGGTATCCGTTCAGCCCTGACTGGATGCATAACTTTGAGCAACAGTATCGCGCCTTCAGCGCAAATATGGGCACTGGTTTTGCCAAGCATAAAATATATCTAGATTCAGAGAAGAACGACTCTAACATATTATACAATCTTGCGAAGAAGTTCGGTCTGAAGGATTTGAAGGATAATTGGAACCCTGCTGACATATGGATCATGTCATTGAACCGCTCTCAAGTAATCGCGCAAACTAAAGACGTCACGTCATTACTTGAGTTCAATGCTTGGATGGCTGATAAGTATGAGAGCAAAGAGATTGTCGGTGTTTCTCTAAAGAAGGTTTCGGCAAATAAAGCTGGTAAGTTCCAGACTGTATCGACTCTAGATCTACCTGACGTTGATGTTACTGTCAGCCGAGTATTGTTTGATCCGTTTCAAAAGAACTTCATATTAGAAACTGACGGTAATATCAAAGGGTTCAACCTCAGAGTTGGGTATAAGGCAGCGACCGTATCTAAAGACTCAGATATCAGAATATATCTTGAGGGTCGTCAGAAAGGTGCTGCGGTTCAACTTGGTGCTGTATCTGCACAGCTGTTCCCAGAACTTGCCTCTAAAAATGGCTTTGATATTCCGTCAGATAAGCAGAAGATATTGAACGATCCTATGAAATACTTGAACACCACTCTACCAAAGGTGTTGAAAAATTCAGTGGTTGTCGATAAGGTGTCACCGTTCCCCGATTCAGAAGTAGCACTTAAAGCTGGCGCGTTTCTAACATATTACCTTGAGATTCTGTTGAACAGTAAACCAGATATCCTGAAGAGCTGTTATTACTCAAGCACCAAAACTAACGACTTTTCGTCAATACATTGTAAATTGTATTAGGAGATATAATGTTAACCTTTGACCAGTTTGTCAACGAAACTGAACTCACCGAAGGAGTGAATGATCCTTCTATCTTTAAAGCAGTGTTTCTTGCTGGTGGACCAGGAGCAGGTAAATCCTTTATAGTCGGAAAGACTGCTCTACAGGCATTGGGGTTTAAACTGATCAACTCGGACGATGCGTTTGAGGCAGGTCTTAAGAAAGCAGGTTTATCTACTTCTCCTGAGGATATCGCTTCCGCTCAAGGTCAAAAGATTCGCGGATCGGCAAAGGCTCTTACTGGTAAGAAATTACAACGCGCTCTCGAAGGAAGGTTGGGTCTGGTAATTGACGGAACTGGAAAAGACTACAATAAGATTAAAGGTCAAGTTGATGATTTACGGAAACTTGGCTATGCTGTTAAGATGATATTTGTTAACACTGATTTAGAAACTGCTCTTGAACGCAATAAGATGAGACCGAGATCTGTACCCGATAAACTGGTAGAGAAGATGTGGAAAGATGTACAGAAGAATATCGGTAAGTTTCAAGGTTTGTTTCGCAACCGTATGATCATTATTGATAATTCTGAAGAAGCTGATATTGAAAGATCTACCTTAGAAGCGTACAAAGATATTATGACTTGGGCTAAAAAACCGCCTGAAAATTCAATTGCCATGAAATGGATAGCTTCGCAAAAGCCCCAGAAAGTTGAAGAACCAGCTCAAGTTAAAGAAGAATTAGTTGACGAAGGAAAAACTGGGGCGCAAAGGTTGAAGAGCCGTTTGAAGAAAAAAGGTATAGACCTTGATAAGCGAGCGAAGGAACGAAAAGCCGAACATGAAAGGTTGAAGAAACAATATGAAAAAGTTTAGCGAATTCTTGGCAGAAGAGAAGGTCAAATGGAAGAAAGTTCCAGATGGCTACGGTTCGGGCAATAAGAAAGTGTTTAAGTATGTGACCGCAGATGGCAAGTTTGAGATTCGATTGTCTGGTATGGACTCTATGAAGATGAACAAAGATGGTTCTCAGAAGGTGTTGCCTACAATATTTGATAAAAGTGGACAAACACCGAAGCATCCTGTAGAAGCATCAAGAAATCTTACAGATGCCAAGAAAAAGGTTCAAGATTGGAGAGATACCCATGGGGTTTGAAGGAAATCAATTATGAAAAAGTTTAGCTCATTCTTGATCGAAGAAAAGAACACACATATGGAGCATCTCGAAGATGCTGTCCTGAATGGAGGTGTAAATGGTACGCGACAAGCTATTAATTTGCTTAGGTCTCTTCGCGACATGTTGTCTGGCAATAGTAGTCGGGGCGTTTCTACTACTGTTAAATGGGATGGTGCTCCTGCTATATTCGCTGGAACAGATCCGTCTGACGGCAAATTCTTTGTGGCGAAGAAAGGTATTTTCAACAAAAATCCAAAGATCTATAAAACGGCTGAGGAAGTAGACTCTGATACTAGCGGCGACCTTTCTGTCAAGCTAAAGGATGCTCTCAAGTATCTTCCTGAACTTGGGATTACTGGTGTTATTCAAGGCGACTTCCTGTTCGGGAAATCGGATTTGAAGTCAGAAACGCATGATGGGGAAAGGGTGACAACCTTTCACCCCAATACCATTGTGTATTCTGTTCCTTCTAAATCTGAATTGGGTGCTGCTATACGCAAAGCAAAGTTCGGTATCGTTTGGCATACTGCTTATACTGGTACAAGTTTCGAGAATATGAAAGCGACATTCGGTAAGGAGATTGCCTCTAAACTGAAGAAAACACCCGATGTTTGGTCAGTTGATGCTATGTTCACTGACGTTTCTGGCTCGGCGACTTTCACTGATAAAGAAACTAAAAAGATTACATCATACCTTTCGCAGACGGGAAAGATGTTCAAGAAGCTAGACGCAGCTACACTCAATAGTATTTCGGATAACCCTGAACTTCTCCAGAAGGTTAAGACGCATTTCAACACTAAAGTGCGTGATGGTGAAAAGGTCACAAATGTGAAGTCTCATGTAAAAGACTTGATCTCATATATTAATAAGTATTATGAGAAACAAGCTGGTAAGCGTTCGACTGAAAAGGGTAAGGCTGTTCAGATTGGTAAGCGTGACGATGTACTGAAGTTCTTCTCGGCACCTAATGTGAGAAACTTAGAAAACATCTTTACAATGATGAATCTATTGATTGATGCGAAAGAGATGATTATCAGTAAGATGGATCAAGCTAGTAATATCACCACTCTTTTGAGAACTAAAGACGGATTCCAAGTTACAGCCCCTGAGGGATATGTAGCTATTGATAATGATGGCAGCGCATTGAAACTGGTGAACAGAATGCAGTTCAGCCACGCCAACTTCTCTCCTGACTACATAAAAGGTTGGCAGAAGTAAGTTCTTATAAATAGATAATTAAATTAATCACGTTAAGTCCACGGAAAACACGTATGAAAAAAGTTGTATTTACTTTTGGTAGAATGAATCCACCCACTGTTGGTCACCAAAAGCTCGTTGATAAAATACTATCCAATGCCAAAAAAGAAAAGGCTGATGCTAAAGTCTTTCTTTCACACACTCAGAATAATAAGAAAGACCCACTCAACTATGCTGAGAAGATTCGGTTTGCCCGCAAGGGATTTGGTAAGATTGTTGAGCAATCCAAATCAAAGACAATAATTCAAGTACTGCAAGAACTAGAAAAAGCAGGTTACACAGATGCTATACTTGTTGTTGGTTCTGACCGTGTAACTGAGTTTAGTGGTCTCCTCAATAAGTACAACGGTGGTCCATTTTCTTTTGACTCTATCAATGTTATTTCGGCTGGTGCGCGCGACCCTGATGCTGAGGGTGTTGAGGGAATGTCTGCGTCTAAGCTGAGAGCGTTGGCTGTCGAAGGTGACTTTGATACATTTAAGACTGGACTTCCAAAGAAGCTGACTGACAAAGACGCCAAAGATGTTTATGACACTATCCGCTCGGTTATCAAAGAAGATCTAGACGAACAAAGAAAACCATTATCTATATCTCAGCGTAAAGCCATTGGTCGCCGAATGAAGAAGTTGGCACCAAAGTTACAGCGTCAGAAGAAGATGAAAGCGAAGAAAATGGCTGGTGCTGATGCTATCAAAAAACGTGCTCAAAAGGCTGCTATTCAGGCTGTTCGCAAGAAAGTCTCTGGAGATCGTGGCGCTAATTACAACAACCTTTCTCCTAGCGACAAGATTCAGGTTGATAAATTAGTACAGAAGAAGTCGGCAATGGTTCAGAAGTTGGCTAAAAAACTTATCCCTGCTACTCGAAAGAAAGAACTTGCTCGACTCAAGTCTGCGCGTGGTAGCAAGAACGAAAGTTTTGATTCCTTGTTTGAGTCTATGATAGTAGAGCGTCAAGACTCTGATATCAAGGATCGAGAAGGCAGTCAACCAGCAAAATACCATAGCGGTTTGGCCAAGTCAACTAAAACGAAACGCGATACGCAGTTTCAAAAGGGTGCCGAAAAAGATCCGAGTGATCCTAGCGCATATCCCGACAAGCATGCTGGTGATTCCGACGCTAAAACACGTACCTCTAAGCACACTAAAAAGTATCGTGATATGTTTGGTGAAGGTGATGTTGATGCCGCTAAAGCTAAGATAGATCGAGAAAAGGCAGCTGATGCTAAGAAGCACGATCGTATGATGGATCGAGCTAGAACGTCAGATACTAAAGATAAAAACAAAGAAACGAATGAAACATTCGACATCACCGAATCAGCTGAATCTGCTCTCAGAAAGAAGGCTGATAAAACAGGTATCTCATACGGTATTCTCAAGAAAGTCTATGACCGAGGAATGGCTGCTTGGCGCACAGGGCATCGTCCTGGGGCAAATCAACAGCAGTGGGCATTTGCTCGTGTAAATAGTTTTGCTACAAAGGGTAAAGGTACTTGGGGTAAAGCTGATAAAGATCTAGCTGATAAAGTTAGGGGCGCTAAGAAAGAATCATTCAACGAAGAAATGGATCCAAGAGATCATGTAGTTGATAAAGATGGTAAATTCGCTGTTGTCAATAAAGATGGTGAAGTTGTAAAGACCTTTGACGATCGCAAAGATGCTGAAGAGTTTGCTATTTCAACTCATGACGAGTTGATGGAAGTGCCTACTCGAGAGTTGATTGACAAGATTAAATCTAACACTTTACAGAAGAAAAAATATAAAACTGCAGCCAAAGTGATGAATGATATAATAAAGAAGAAAAAGGCTGAAGCGAAAAAGAAAGGAACCCCAATTCGGCACGGAAATGAGTATTATGCTGGAAAGGTTGCTCGTCAGTATGACCTCAATCCTAGAGTTTTGCGGACTATGGCTGAAGAGCTTCTTGCCGAAGATCTGGATGAGAATCTCCGCAAGCAGATTGCTCAAATGGCTTCTAAATTCCCAGAAGGCAGTAAAGTGAGAATGAAGCACGATGGAAAGGTTGCTAAAGTTTTGAGCGTTGGTAAAGACTTTATTAAAGTTGCCGTTGGTAACAAAACGATGGAGCATAAACCATCTGAGATAGAACCCATTAAAGAACAAGGTGGTGCTGGCAGAGAAGGAACTGCCGCTCTATTGAAAAAATTGAAGAAAGATACTCCCAATGCTTAAATTTAAAGAATTCATAACTGAAAAAGAAAAAGATTCCCGTTTAGCTAAAGCTGGTGTTGCGGGTTTCAATAAACCAAAAGGAACACCAAGCCACCCAAAGAAGAGCCACATTGTCGTAGCTAAAGACGGCGATAAGATTAAGACTATTCGTTTCGGCGAGCAAGGTGCTTCGACTGCTGGCGAACCTAAAAAAGGTGAGTCTGATAAAATGAAGGCGAAGCGAAAGTCATTCAAAGCAAGGCATGGCAAAAACATCGCCAAAGGTAAAATGTCAGCTGCATATTGGGCAGATAAGGTTAAGTGGTAACCACTCCTCACAAATAAACTAAATAGAACATGTCATATCAAAGGAAAGTAAAATGAAAACATTAATGAGTGTCATCCGTGACATGAGTGTCGTAGTAGAAGAAGCGGCTGATCTCGGCGAGTCAACTAAAGCATATGCTGATTCTTTGGAAAAAATTGCCAACGATAAGAAGCTGAAATCAATCTCAAAGAAAGACCGCGAAACACTAGCGAAGATAGCTGAGTTGATGAAAGGCGCAAACGAAAGCGTTGAGTATGATAATGAATTTCTAGAAGCAGTTAAAGCTGCTGCTTCAGAAGAAGATGCTTTGAACGAAGCTATCGAGAAACTTGTTGAACTTGAAGAAGCAAGAATTGACGCTGCTGATTATACTGTTGGTGCCGAGAAATCTAAGAAAGGTTATCGCGGTCAAGTCACTCATACTGATAAAGGCCACACCATGTATTTGGCTGGTAAGAACTTCAAAGATGAGAAAGATGCTAAGGCGCACGCCCAAGCATACTTAGATGGATATGCTCGTGGCGGTGACCGAGCTGCGTCAAAGGATGCTGATAATTTTGTCAAAAGAAATTCTTCAAAGCTGGCAGAAGAAGTTATCGCCGAAGATTACTTCACAGTACAATACTATGACGCGAAGGGCAAGGCAGAAGAAGGTAAATCCAAAGACTTTAAAGACGAGAAGTCTGCTAAGAAGCATTTAGACAAAGCCAACAAAGTGGTTAAAGACGGCGAGTATAAAATGTTCAAAGTAAAAGGCAGTATGGATGAGTCTGTTGAACTCGAAGAGCACATATCTAGACGTCAGCAAGACACTATTAAAGGAGCATCTAACCCCTATGGCGTTTCGGCTGCACTAATTGATGCTGTCAACAGCGTTGTGACTGGGCAAGCTGAAAGCGTTGACATAAATGTTCAGGATGAAAATGAAATCATCGAGCACGGTGCGCAAGAATTGGGTGAAGCAAGACAAATGAAAGACCCTAAAAAAGATTCTATGGTCACTAAGGACGGTAAGACTATCGTAATTGATAAGTCAAAAGAGAAAGAATTCCTCAAGAAAGGTTGGGCTCTTGCTGAGAATGAAACAGTTGCCGAAGGAGCTGACGGAGGAACTGGTGATAAAGAAGAATATCAGAAATTCTTTCAAGCAGCATTGAAGAAGTTCGGCGCCAGTTCGCCAGCTGACCTCGACGATAAGAAGAAAAAAGAATTCTATGACTATATAGACGCAAATTGGAAAGGTGATGATGAAAAAGCTGAGTCCAAAGAAGACGACGATGACAAAGATAAGAAAGGCAGCGAGAAAGTAGAAATCAATCCTAAATTAGATGAAGCTGCTTTTAAAGAAAAATATGGTAGTCGCTGGGAAGCTGTACTTGAAGCTACTGCTAATAAATTGGCTATGAAAAAATAACTAAATAGTAATAACAACATAATTCTTAATAGGAGAATTGAAATGAGTTTATGGGGTAATAAAGACCTGAAGACAGGTTCAGGAACTGGCACTGTTGTAGTGACAGCCGCTAACAGCACCGTTGTGGCTGCTGGTGGTGGTGATCTGTCAGTATTCGCTGTTGGCGATTTCTTAAATGTAGGCGGTAACGACTATGTATTCACTGCTATTGCTAACGCATCAGTTGCTACTGTTCGTTCTGGCATTAACGGTGGCGCATTAGTTGGTGCTACTGCTAACGGTTCATATGTAGTATCAGAGAAGCCTCTGTCAGTTGTATACTCAGAAGCTAATGGTGATGCTGGCGCAGTATTCGGTGTTGACACAGGCGAAATGGCTTATGCTAACACTGCTGGTACTGAAGCTGATGCAGTTCCTCACGCTGGTTGGGTTCGTCGCACCGAAGGTTCAGGCGGTCGCGCTGGTCGTGTATCATACGAAGTATTGGTTGCTGGAAGCTCTATCTCTGGCGATGCGGCTGATGACGCACAACTTCCAGAATAAGGAATTAGAAGATGGCAGATAAAAAGGTCTCAGGTCTACCAGTATCTACGGGAGTAACATCTGACGACCTTTTTATGATCGTCAATAATCCTTCTGGTGTACCAACAAGTCAAAAGATTACTGTAGCAAACTTATTTGACGGAATCCCCACAGCAACTGCATTTGATAGTACAGTTGCTGCTAGGGCGAACGTAGCTGTTAGCGGAACAATAATGAACATTTCCGCTAACGCTACATTCACTGGTGATATGCGTGTTACACCTAGCACGCCATCCTCAAGTAATACCACTACAGAATCTGTTGGTATTGGTAAAATATGGTATGATGATAACTATCTATATGTTGCTACTAATGCGACTACAATTAAACGAGTGTTGCTAAACGAGTTCTAAATGTTTGAAAATTTGACGGAAGATAACTTCCAACTTTTTGCTATGAAAACTTACACTAATCCACAATGTACGGATTTGCTAGAGTTTCAAGACGATCTGAAGAGAATACGTTATATTAAGCGTTTGTTTAAGAAGTATGGCGAAACTGGTGAACTTCGCGAACGGTTGATATTGAACCACCTTATAGTCATATATAATATGTTTGAGGCAAGGGCGGCGACTCGTATGCTGTTCTTGAAACTTGACGGTTACTATGATTATTTAAAACCGTTCTTAATATTCCTCGGTTATTGGCCAGCAGAGATTGGTCTAGTTGATGGGGAAAGGGTCTTAGACTCACATATATCCTTAGACTCTACTATAGTTTCTAAGTTAAGGGAAATTTAATGGCTGGTAAATACACAGATCTCCTCCTTGTATATCAATTTATCAAGAGATTGACGACGCCATTCAATAAGACTGAAGCGTATAAGCTAGGAATCATTGACGAAAAGGGTAAGAAGATTAGATCACCCGAAACTAAAGCCGAAAGCAACTCATATGGCTATTATGATCGGATGATCTTCAACCTGAAAAAGATGCTAGAGAAACTTCCTGGAGGCGGCTCTAAATTCGCGTCATATGCTGCGGCACTTTTCTTGATTAAGGAAGGTCATACTCAAAAAGAGTTTAGTGAAGATGAATTGGTACAGGGGTTGTATGAGTCTATGGAACTTCTAGAGACAGAAGATAAGCGCAAAGAGTTTAAACAATTACTTGAAGATGCGCCTGCTAATGTTACTGGTACTGGAGTTGCTGGTACTGGTGACGATCCCGTTCACTGGAAGAAGCCAGATGCCAGAAAGAAAGAAATGAAGGCGTTTCTGAAGAGATATCTCGATCAGAGAAAGAAGCGCGAAAAGATCAAAGAACGTAAAGACTTCATGAAGAAGTTCGGACTATAAGCCATGGCACAATATAGAATAGACAGTCAAGAATATCTCCCCAATGGTACTACTATCTTTGAAGCGCAGATGCTTGCAGATAAGAATGGCAATATCATCAATTCATTTGGCAACGCATCGAATATCCCCATTGCTGCGGGTCAAGTTGCTGGTTATTCTCACATAAACAAATTCGGATTCAACCCAGCTGTTGGTACTGGGTTTGAAGTTGTAACTGATGCTGGCGGCACCTTTCCTACTATTACCACAGCTGCAGCTGTAACTGTTAGCAGTGATGCTTCCGCGAATGGAGACAATGGACTCGATGTAGAAATACAGGGTCTAGATGCAAATTACGCTCTTCAAACAGAAATTGTTACAATAGTTGGCGCCACGGTTACAACATCTAACACATATATCCGCCTTTTTCGTGCTACTGTCCAGTCTACAAATACTGGCGAACTTACTCTAAAGATTGGCACTACCATCATTGATACGATTGAAGAAGGAGCTGGCCAAACTCTAATGGCAGTTTACACAGTCCCTGCTGGTAAGACTGCCTACCTGATCAAGCTTCAAGGTAGTGTTGAAAAAGATACAGGCACTATATTCAGGCTGATGGCGACACCATTCGGGGGGTCTGCCAATATCAAAGGGCAGTTTGGTACATTCGGTTCACCAGTTACCTACGACTACCCCATACCATTAGTTTTTACTGAGAAAACTGATATAGAAGTACAAGTAAAGGCGCAAGGTACGACTGGTGCTGGTGCAATATTTGACCTTATATTGGTTGATAATGCATGATCACCAAATCCGATCTAGATGCTATCGAGAAGTATGCCGACAAAATCTTTGCCAAGGTGGGTATTGATGTTGAGTTCACTCGTCACTTTTTAGATCGAGCCAATGATGAGCGCAATAAGAAAGACATCACTTCGGCTGAGTTGACGCGCCTCTTCAAACAAACATTCAAAAAGCATGGTAAAAGTATCCCCAAACTCGGTCCAGATGCTGAGGCTGTTATCAAGGATATGAAGACTGACATTAACGTCCCATTCGTATTAAACCTACGAAGGGGCGAGCTTGAATTAGTCGCCAAGACAGTGATGCGCAAAAAGAACTTCAAAACTCCTGACAGAGAATTAGCGGTAGAAATGGCGAAACGCAATACGCCTGCTAAAGCTGGTAGGAAAGAGTGGGGCGAGCTTTTCGGGAAGAAACAAGAAAAGGTGGTTGTGGAGCAAACGCTATACGCCAAAACCAACTCCACACTAAAGCGCATTGAACGCTTAAAGGCTGGTCTTAAATGATAAAAGTTTATTTGTTTTTAGCAGTATTTGCTATTGTTGGCGGCTCTGGGTATGCCGCATACGCATATTATAAAGATAGTCAGGCTAGAATTGCGCAATTAACTGCGAATAATGCTACACTTAAAGCGGCAGATTCTATAAATCAAGCCGCAATAAATGAATTGAAAGAAACAGCTGCAGTCCAAGCTGAGTTGACAAGAGACTTAATGAAGAACCTTCAAGAGTCCGAAGCATATGGTGATAAACTGCGCAAAACATTGAGTAAACACGACTTGGCTTATTTGAGCTCAAGAAAACCTGGACTGATTGAAACGAGAATTAATAATGGTACGAAGAAAATCTTTGATGACCTTGAGTCTGATACTGCTAAGTAGCATTTTATTAGTAGGATGTAGCACCTATGGTCAAATAAAGGAAATGATCACCGTGGCGGAGGTGATTAAACCTGTTATCCCCGTAGTCGAAAGACCCAAACAATTATCCCTAAACGATCTGCACTTCTATGTTGTCACCGAAGATAACTTCGATGACTTCAAAGTCCGATATATGGACGACAATAACGTATTTGTATTTTACGCGATATCTGTAAAAGGGTATGAGGCACTGTCTCTGAACATGGCTGAACTGAAACGCTATATACTACAACAAAAGTCAATAATTGTTTATTATGAAGAATCTGTTTCACCTGATAATGAAGAAAAAGGATCCGTCGATGGAAAGGAATGAAGCTGGGTTTGCGGCACTATTGTCACAAACAGCATATGCTGATCAAGCTGAATCAACATCTATTTGTAGATTTCAAGGATATACATCTAAGTTGATATCAAACAATGGCGCCGAGGTGCTTGTCGCGAAAAATAGAAAAGAACTTTGGTTTGCGTTCAGAGGAACCGAACCGACAAAAATTAATGATGTCATGGCCGACTTAAAGGTAGTAAGGAACTCCGCTATTGCTGGAGGCAAAGTACATTCAGGGTTTCAGGAAGAACTTAATGAATTATGGATTGACTGTTTGAAAGAATTAGAGTATAATAGTCAACTGAAGAAGCCGAAGAAGGTATTCTTCACAGGGCATAGTTTGGGTGCCGCGCTGGCAACAATAGCAGCAACTCGCTATGAAGCTGAAAGGTTATACACGTTCGGATCACCAAGAGTTGGTGGGCGTAAATTTGCCAAAAACCTAAAATGCCCGCATGAGAGATATGTTAACAATAACGACATAGTTACCAAGGTTCCACCCGCAATTATGGGGTTTGTTCATTGTGGAGAGGAGCGATATTTCAACGCTTATGGCCTTGAAAGAAATCCCACATATTGGCAGCGGTGGAAAGATGTATTCCGTGGTATTTGGTCAGGATGGAAGCAGGGGAAGTTTTTCGATATGGTCACTGACCACGGTATGAGAAATTATGTTGAACTCGCTTCAACTAAAAAAGAAGCAGAGGAAGAATAATGTATTGGTTCATTGCTAAATCTATTTTAGGATCAATCATAGGAAGTTCTTTCTACAACTGGTTTAAGAACACAAAGGTTGGTGTCTGGTTTCAGTCTCACCTGAATAGATACATGCAGTACGTGAGTGTTAAGTATGACATCACTATTGCTACTCGAGAAGAGGCTTGGCTGAAAGAATATCCTAATGTGGCAAAAAGAATTGAAGAATTAGAATCAGCTGTAGCTAAATTGAAGTGATTTGTGAACCTATATAAATATAAATAGAATTTCAAACTAACCAATAATGCTGTATTAAGATGTCAAGAAGAACTAACGCTGCGCAAAGCCCAGAAAGAGTCATTTTTGAACAAGAGGAAATCCAAAGGGTTGTTTCTACAATGGACTTATTTACACTACTCGAAGAGCGTCGAATAGAAGCGCAACAGCAACAAGATATTCTACACAAGAGGATTGGTTCTTTGAGAGATGAACTTCAAAAAGAACTCGGCGAATCTCATAAAGAAATAATGAAAGAGATTAAAGAGATGAAAGAAGAACAGCGCGAGCATGCCAAAGAGATGTCTGGCCGCGTATCCCAGCTAGAGAAATGGAAGTGGCAAGCAGCTGGCGGCATTATAGTTCTCGCGTTCCTTTGGCCAGTCGTAAGAGAAATAGTCACAGGAATCTCCCTCACCGTTCAGTAGCGGTATAAAATAACTTTACATTATTGTTAAAATGATATATAATTGATGTTTGAGTGATTATTTTATGAGTGTTTTTAATGAGCAATTATCTAGAGTCAAAGTATCTAAATCTCCTATCCCCACAATTACTATTATTCAAAAGAAAGAACGACAACCTCTATAATTTCCGTTGCCCATATTGCATGGATTCGCAAACGAATCTGAATAAGGCTCGGGGATACGTATTTGTCAAAGAAAACTCAATGATCTTCAAATGTCATAACTGCGGCCATGGCGCTTCTATCAACAATCTACTGAAGCACGTGAACCCAACCCTACATAAAGAATATGTGATGGAGAGGTTTAAGGATACTGACCGCAAACCTGTGTCGCCAAAAACTAAGACTGAGTTCCGGTTCAAAAAGAAAGCCAATTACCTAAAGACGCCTCTCGGGAAACTGAAGAAAATATCTCAGCTTGCAGTTGGACATAAGGCTAGAAATTACATATTATCTCGTGGAATCCCCACAAATTACCATTATAAATTATTCTACGCACCCAAGTTCTATGAGTTTGTAAACCTGTGCGAGCCAGGAAAGTTTCCCAATATTAAGTTTGATGAGCCAAGAATTATCATCCCATTTATTGATAAGGATGAGAACTTGATAGGGTTTCAGGGAAGAGCGTTGGGTAAGTCGGATTTAAAGTATATCACCATTATGCTAGAATCTGACTCTCCTAAAATATTCGGACTCGATACTGTCGATTTTAGGAAAGAAGTTCGGGTAGTTGAGGGTCCAATCGACAGTATGTTTGTAGAAAATGCTATCGCTATGGCTGGTGCTGATGTCAGTGGGCTTGATATGATAACGGCTGACTATAATTTTATATACGATAATGAGCCGAGAAATGCTCAGATCGTCAGGAGGGTTCGTAAGACTATTGACCGAAACCATTCGGTTACAATTTTTCCACATAGTATTAAAGAAAAAGACATAAACGATATGTTTTTATCTGGAAAAGACTTGGATGAAATTCAAGAGGTTATAAGTAGTAACACCTTCAAAGGGTTAGCTGCAAAAGCTAAATTAAGTGAGTGGAGTAAAGTATGATTTTAAGCGAATATTGGAATGAGGAAAAAACAAAAAACTCAAAAGTACACAAAAGAGATCAATCATATATGATTGAGTTGTATCACAACAATAAACTTTTGGGCAGAATTCCCACGGCACGTGAGGCAAAGGCTGAGGATCTAGCGGAAGATTGGGTTCTCAATAAACTAAAATTACAAGAAGTAACAAAAAAATAAGGCGAAAATTATGTTCGGACTTTCGGGCAAACACCTTGGTGTGCGAGTAAATTATGATCGTGATTCACAGATGACTGATCAAGCAGTTAAATTATTGAAAGACTATTATTGTAGAG